TCTGGGGTGTTACCAAAAGTTGCCTTATAAATACCTAACATGATGGCATCTCTGTCACCAGCCAACATAGCATCTAGTGCTTCTTCAGTAGCAACTTCTTTTCCAATTTTAACGGTTCCACGACTTAGTACTTGTAATAGAGCCTTTCCAAGATTCTGTGCTCTTGCAATTGCTTCTTCATCTTTCCCAGTTAATTCACGAACTTCAACTGTTGTCACGCTCTCCCCAGCAGCATTTGTAAATCCGCCAGGGAGAGTAACGTGAACATCAGAAGGAGGTGTAACTACAACGGGTTGTTTTTCTTTTTCAGGTTCAGCCATTGCTTGTGAAACCAGTTGGTTAACAAGGTCTGGATTTTCGGATGCTTTTACGGTTTGAGTAGTCATATTATTTTCCTTTAGTTAGTTAGTTACGCTGTTGGTGGTGTATCGACTGGACCTGCAGAAACAAACTTATTAGCAGAATCAAATGAAGAAAACGATGTATCGAATCCTTCGTGCACCATTGTCATTTGCTCAACTAGGAGAGAATTATCGCCAGCGTTAAGGTCTGAGTAAGCAAGTGCTGTAGGCCAGCAGTTGTAGAACTTAAAGCGCATCGCAACATCTTCAACAATATCATCAGAAGCAGTGCTTCCAGGTATTGGATGTGGGAGAACAGAAACTTCAATATCACAACGGAAGTTCTGATTGATAGTTCTGCTTCCACCATTTTGAACTGTGTAGAACATGTTCTTCATCCAGTTCCAGCCTGACTTATTTCCAATTAGTACGCCTCTTTGCAGAGTAAGCGGTTGGAAAGAGGTTTGACCAGGAATCTGGTGAACAGTCGTATTGTAGCCACCTTCACGATAAGGAATAGAGTCTGTGGTTACAGCCATTCCTGAAACTGAAGTAAAGCCCATAGTTGCTTTTGTTAAATCCGACAGGTTAGTGTCGTTTCCGTTCAATGGGGAAAAATTCACCAAAAACCTAAAGTTTCTGATTGGGTCAGTCGCAAGACTAGACCTGTTTTTATCTACAAATGCCATTTTTAGTTAGGCTCCTTTTCTTAGTTTAAGGTCTTCTGGCTAAGGTTAATAACCACGAATTCCGCAGGGTACTGCAAGGCCACACCAACTTCGATGCGAACTTCGCCACTAGCGATAGAGGCTGCAGTATTGTTTTCAGCATCGCACTTAATAAAGTACGCGTCTGCAGGAGTATTTCCACGTAATCCTCCTTGATTGCGGTATTCATTTAAGAAGGTGTTAAGGGTTGTATTAATACGACCCCACAACTGCTCATTGTTATTTTCGAATAACGCAAACTCTGTTAGGTTTTGCAAACTCTTGCGGATGTAAATAAGAGAACGACGCATATTTACATACTTGTTTGCTGTTCCGTCTTGCTTCAAAGTACGAGCACCCATTACGGATATACCTGCACCTGGAACTTGACGAATTGGATTTACAGGAAAAGAAGCAGCGTTTAACGAGTCAAGTTCTGAAGCAGTAAATGACTTATCTGTAGCAACCACTCCAGCAACATTTGCTGCTAAACCAGCAGGTGCTTTAAATGGACCAACAGTTGCATCAGTTCTTAAGTACAAACCAGCAACTGCTCCTGCAGGACCTACCTTACGTGTAGCACCTGATGCTACGCCAAGAGGGTCTGCTATTAGAAGTGAAGGATAATAAACTGCGCCATAAGTACCTGCTCCGCCAAGTGAATCAGCAGTAGTAAGTGCTTGTGCAACAGTTATACCTGATTTTACTTCTCCAATAAAGAAGTCTTTCTTAGAAAGAACAATGTAGGCTGAAATGTTAGCAGCCAATGTTGTAGCAGCACTTTCTGAAAACAGTTCATATATCCCTGGTAACCAGACTACTAGAGGTCTGTCAATTAAGTCTAGTGCTCCAGGAACACCAGTTGTAGAGCCTTCATAGTCAGTAGTAACAACAGCGTTTCCATTGCTTCCACCTGTAAATGGAACAACAGCAGTTGAAGGTGCGTTAACGTTATCATTTACTACAGCAGTAAATAGTTGTGAAACAGAGTTAATTACTGTTGATGCATAACTGTTGGATGTTGCAGTTGCAAAATCAAGGTTTTCATACTGTTCTACTAAAACATCATCAGTAACTGATGTAGATGTTCCAATAATACCTTCTTTATAGATTGCAACTGTGAACGTAGAGGGTACTGAACCACCAGAAATTTGAACACGGTAGTTATTTCCGTCAGTTCCTTTATTTTTAGCGGTTAGGGTAAGTACAGTTCCAGCACCAGAGGAACGTGGAACTACACCAGTTGCAGCAACTGCTGATTGACCGATGATTCTTTTAACGTAAAGTTCTCTTCCACCATTTTGGAAAAAGAGGGAAACAGAAAATGTTGCTGGGAATAGTGAGTTGTACCCACCAAATTGTCTTGTAAAATCGTACCAAGAATTAACTAGAGTTACCTCTGTTGGTCCTTGGGCAAATGGTGCAGCGACCATACCAGCAGCCTGTGCTGTTATGGAGTTAGTGATTGGAGCAGGGAGCAGGACTTCACTGATGTAAATTCCTGGTCTTTTATAAACTGCCATGATTTCTCCTATCTAGGTTGTTGGTAGAGGGTCCGAGTATTAGCGAGATGTTTGTTCGTAGTTGACTCCGATAGTTACCCGCCTTGGAGCAGGTTCAGAACCAATGACTTTAACTTTTTGTACCTTATAGAACTCTTCATACATATCCTGCGGAATTTCACTTGAAACACGCACAGTAATTGCATTTACAAACAGGCGTTTAGCCTGTTCTACAACATCTCGCTTTGAGACATCGAGAACATCAAGACGACGGACGGTATCGTCATTACCGATTAAAGTCGCATTACGAAACTTTAATCTTGAGTAGAGCAGTTCAGCAAGAATCTGTCTATCATGTCGAGGTTGACGTGAATACGTCGTTACCTGGTAATCAAGGTTTACTGGAATTGGGTAATCAATTTCCCAAGCCTTGTTACTAGGAAAATTTGCAGGCTCTAAATACGGAGCAGTAGTTTTATTAACCTTGCCTCTGTGTGAGCGAGCACGGTCTTCTAAGATGTCAATTAAATCAATAGTAATAAATGGATAAGTCTGGTCTCTAAGTTCAACGTCAGGTTGACCAAACCACACCTGCACGGGACGACCAATTTGTTCGTTGTTTGCTCGTTGGTCAGTTACAAGAATGCCCTTGAGTTTCTCTTTGAGCATGTTATCTTCTTCTAAAAATAAAGGACCTAATGTCATAGCACACCCCTTAAAGAAGTCTTAACGCTTTTTAAAAGAAACTTCTCTGCTTCTTCTGGTCGATTAGAGAAACGACGAATAGCACCAGTTGGTTGACGGTTAGGAGTTCCAAACTCCCAGTTATCTGCCAAGGGCTTATATTTTGCAGGGATGTTAATACTTAGGTGGTTGTTGGAATATGAGACTTTAATAGCCTCAGTAACATCAGGGTTCCAACCACTGGCTCGTGTTTCATTACGCAATTCAAGCGTCATGTACTGAGCGGTTTGACGGGCTGCTTTTAAAAATGCTGGCTTGAGTTTATTTATTTGTCTCACGGCGTGACTTCTTTGAGTTGAAAAGGAGTTTAGTTCCGACATACCCAGCCAAAAGACCAATCACAAAATTATGCTGATTATGCGGTTTAAAACCATACATACCTTTTACGAACTCATCACGCTCACTGGCAGACTGCATCTCAGCAACCTGTTCGTACCATGGTGTAGACATAGAAATCCCCTTAAAGCAGCAGTTAAATCAGCAAGTAAAACAGCAAGACCCGCATGGTTCTTACTAACACAAGGATAAAGAAAAAGCCCCCAGTCGGGGGCTTAAACTTTAATTCTTTTAAGGATTACATACCCTTTTTACGAGGTAATTGCTTCTGAGTCTTACCCTTTACGCCAGAGCCTTTTTTCATAGACTTTAACGCTTGGAAGTCTTTGCCTTCAATTTTGTTGGGGTTACCAGCAACTTTAGCAATTTGCTTTTGCTTAGGTGAGAGTTCTTTAGCCATGGGGTTAC